TGGTCGAGCAAGGACTGCTCGACTGGGAGAGCGACGAGACCGGTGGGCATCTCGCCCTGATGACCGACGAAGCGTTCTACGCAGTCGTAACCGAGGCTCTCGCATGAGCGCCGGGGAGCTAGTCGTCCTCGGTGCCGCCGCCTACGAGGCTCGGGTAACGCCGCTGAAGACCGGAGGCCGCCGTGACGTAGAGGTCACGCCGATCAACCCGACCGGTCCGGAAGCGTTCGGTTCGACCGACGTTCTCGGAGTGCTCCGGCAGTTCTTCGACAGGCTCGATCAGGAGGCCGCAGAGCACGAAGGTGACCCGGTGGCTCTGTCTCAGGCGCTCGCACGCATGGAGGCTGTCCTAGCCGATGTGCGCCACGTTCGGGACACGATGAAGACGATGACCGCCGCTGCGCTGAACGATGAGCGGGTGCGCCGGTTGACGGTCTCGGGAGTCGTCACCGTGGAGGGCACATCAGAGGTGAAGCGCACCGAGTGGCGTAACGAGAACGTCCTCTCGGCACTACTCGCCGCTCACGGTTACGCGCTGCTGCATGTCAAGACAGGCGAGATCCGCTACCCGGAGATCGCCGCTCCGGCGCTGCTCGAATGGTTCCGACCCGACTGGAAGATGACCGCCATGAAGCAGGCAGGCATCGACCCTGACCAGTTCTGCACCGTCGCCACGGACGACGACGGCAGACCGACTCGCACGCCTACCGTGCGGATCGTGGACAACATCGTCCGCAGAATCACCGTCACGACCAATGAGTAACGGCGATGCAATATGTAGTAACATCGTCAAGTATGGAATATGTAGATCATCGCAAGTATGAAGGCAAGCTGCCAAGTGGGAAGTCCTACGAAGAGTTCGTCAGGTTGAGCCGAATCGAGACAGACGAATGCGTGGTGTGGCCTTACTCAAAGGCAGGACAACGACGTTATGGGCAGGTCTACATACAAAGTAAGCCGCACTACGCGCACGAACTGGCCATCGAGGTTCGATTAGGTCCACGACCTAACGGAATGATCGTTCTGCACGGTGAATGCAATAACCCTTCATGCATGAACTATCGACATCTTCGATGGGGAACCCCGAGCGAGAACAATCTTGATCGTCGGCGAGATGGAACTGCGCCAATCGGCATTCGCAATCCGCAAGCCAGATTGAACGACGAAGAAGTGAAGAAGATCCGAAAGCGATATGCGAACGGCGAAGCGCAGCGAAAGCTGGCGACTGAATACGGAGTAGGCGTAATGACAATCAACCGAGCGATTCGCTCAGAATCATGGAGGCATGTTCAATGACCACGACATCAGCATGGGCAGACAGATCAGAGCAGATTGATGCCATCTCGGCATCGCTGGTTAGGGCGCTTGGGGAAATGGTGGATATCCCGAAGACGCAGACGGCAAACGTCGGGAAGTACAAATACAACTTCGCCACCCTGGCAGACACGTTGCAGATGGCACGCCCGATCCTCTCGAAACACGATCTAGCAGTAACGCAGACCGCCGAATCGAATCAGTCGGAAATAATCGTGTGGACATCGGCACTTCACTCGTCTGGCCAGTTTGTAACGTCACAACCGCTCCGCTTGCCTGCCGGAGGTACGGCACAAGAAACAGGATCGGCATTGTCGTACGCCCGCCGCTATGCGCTGATGGCGTTCCTCGGGTTGGCCACCGACGACGACGACGGCGCTAGCGCATCACCTCGCACAGAGCGCAGCAACACGCCTGTAGTCCGTTCTGAGGCCCGCTCGGTGCCGGAAGCGAGAACGGAGCAGGAGGCCGAGATTCGCCGCCGTCTGGCGCAGATCCCGGCAGCAGTCGCCGCAACGATCAAGACCGCTTTCATGGCAGAGTTCGGGTGCACCTTGACCGACCTCGAGCCGACGCTGCACGTTGCCGCTCTGGCGCTGGTCCTCGAGCAGATCGAACAAGCAGAGGAGGCCGAGTGAAGCGTTCACCACTCGCCCGTAAGACTCCGCTCCAACGCTCCGCACCGATCAAGCGCAAGCACGGCAGCACGGCGGTACCGGCAGATGTCTACCTAGCCGTTACCCGGCGTGATGGTGGCTGCGTTGCACGACGGACGATCCCGCACGTTTCGTGCTTCGGCCGGATCGACCCTCACCACATTCGCCGCCGTTCGCAGGGTGGACCGGACACGCCGGAGAACCTTGTGAGCCTGTGCAGGGCGCATCACTCGTGGGTCCACGAGCACATCACCGAGTCGCTCGCCCTCGGTCTGCTCCTAAGGGCCAGCGCATGATCGTCGTAGAGGGAACGACCTCGGGCGGCGCTCTCGCCCAACTCCTACCCGACGCAGAGACCGCCGTCGCATGGATGCGCTCCATCGAGGACATCGCTACGAAACCAATCGTCTGGGAGGTCTGGCACACAGATCACAACTCGCTCCGTGACGCAACCGCCAACAAACCGAAAGAGCCATCATGACCACGATGCAACCGTCCATGTTCGATGACTACCCGGCTCAATGGGTGACATCGAGGCCGTGCCATTGCTGCGGTGGCACCGGCATCGTCTCGTCTGCTGAACCGATCACATCTGCACCAGCACGACCGACCGACCCGGACACCTCGCACGCTGCAAGCGAGACCGAGCCGGATCTACGCCGGTTCTCAGACCGGTCACGGCAGGCGCATCTCCTCCGTCTGCTGGCAGTCGAACCGCTGACCGCACAGGGTGCCGCCGTCAGAATCACTCAGGGCACCGTGTCCGGCGTGGAGGGATGTCGTAGGCGAGTCTCGGACCTGCTCGCCGCCGGGTACCTTACGGACTCTGGCTCCCGAGCGTGCAACCCTGGGTCGGCTGACGAGTCCATCGTCTGGCAGGTCACCGATGAGGGACTCCGGGCTATCGGCCGTCTCGATGAAACCGGATGGTCGCTGTGAAAGCACTTCACCTCATCCCGCTTACATTGCCGCAGGCGAATGCTGTCGTAGCGCAGCATCATCGTCATCACGCGCCGCTACCTGGCGGATTTTCATGGTTCTGTGTTGGCGTTGTCAGTGAGTCGCAACTTGTCGCCGCCGCCATCGCTGGTCGCCCAACGAATCGAAACAATGACGATGGGCAGACCGTAGAGGTGCAACGTGTCGCCAGTGATGGAACACCACACGCTTGCTCTATGTTGCTCGGTGCTTGTGCTCGGGCTGCAAAAGCGATTGGCGCTCGGCGCATCATCACTTACACGCTCGGGAGCGAGACAGGATCGAGCTTGAAGGGTGCCGGGTGGGTGCAAGAGGCGGACTGCATTACGTCATGGTGGACTCATCAAGGGACCAGAACGCCTGCCGTAGATCGCCCGCACATGACCGAGAGCAAGAGCCGATGGGCGCTGCATTTCACCGCTGTTCCGGTCATCGAACTTGCACCTCGGCAGATATCAAACTCTGAGACTGTCGGGCAGCTTTCACTACTTGGAGAAGGATCGTGAACCGTCGCCCTACACCCCTGTCACAAGGCCAGATCGAGGATGACATTCTCTCCGTGTCGGACGCTCTCGAGGCCGGGACCGAGCAGTTCGCTGACGTAGCAGACCTCGCCGCAACCTGTGAGGCCGACTACAAACTGAGTTATGCGCGTGCGTTCGTCGCCCTCGCTAGCACGCAGTCCAAGATGACTGCGCCCGAACGGCAAGCCAGAAGCGAACTCCACGCCGCCGCCGAACTCCGAGCATGGAAGATCGCAGAGGCTCGACGAATGTCCAGCAAGGAGTCCCTGCTCTCACTCAGGGCACGACTCGACGCTCTCCGCACCGTGAGCGCAAACATTCGGAGCCAGACATGATCCCGGTCGAAGGTCTCTCACAATCAGTGATGATTCATGCCGCTTCACGCCGTGCCACCGTCACCTTGAAGAACGGCACCTCGGGCCGACTAGTCAGGTGGGCTGCACCGCACTCTCGCAGCCGGGCACGCCTAGAGATCCGTCCCGGCGTATACCTGACTGTTCCGTGCTCCGAGGTGAGCACGATGCTCCCTCCCGACGCTTACTGACTCAAAGGACCACGACCATGACTCTCTCAGGAGACTCTCCCCGCCGAACCTGTTATGCCTGCCGGGAGCGGATCGACCCGAACCAATATCCCTGGTCCGAGGTGTCGACGACAGGCGCTATGCGCTACTGGCATCAGGCGTGCGACACAAACCGTCCACGCCGTGACTCGTCGTTCGGTCGCCGCTAATGGCTATCGGCAGTGAACCCGAGATCGGTGTCGAGTTCCGACGCTGGGGACTGATGACCGAGGACGAGAAGCTCGCATGGTTCCGGTTTCTGCGGGAGCATCACGGACCGGATGGTGTTGGCGGTTACGCCACGATCTGCTACCCGAAACGGACGGCACCCGATGAACTGTGACACGCCCGACTGTAAGTGCTGTGCCAGAGCAGAGGAGTGGCGCTCGAACATGCTGCAGATGGTCCGAGCATTGACCGCTCTAGCGGACAAATACGAAGCGCAGCGAGACTCCGCACAGCGCCAAGTGTTCGACCGGTTCACGCGGTGAGCACCGTAAAGACCTACGCCGATCTCGTGCGCGCCATCGACGTTTCGGACCGTCCGGTGGGCTGGCATGTGGTCGCCGCACTCGACATCGCGTTCAATGGTCCTATCACCCGTAATACGCTGGTCCGATATGCGTGCGAGCCGACAGCCGAAGCTATGACGAGGCTGGACCCTCCACGCCCTCCGGGCGACTGGATCGACCACGCAGCCTGTCGAGGTCACAGAATGTTCTACGACTGCAATCAGGCGCAGAAACAACGATTGAGTCATGCCGACAAACTGTTTGAGCGTGAAGCGTTAGCGATCTGTGACGGGTGCCCGGTACTCGTGCAATGCCGAATCTGGGCGATGCAAGACGTAGACCCGGCAACCGATCATGTCGCCGGAGGACTGACACCACGCCAACGCCACGACCGCCGCAAAGGACGCCCGGCATATGAACGAGCTTGAACATCTCACCGTCGCCCATAACTGCGCTGCGGTGCAGACCTATCAGGAGTTGGGGACGCACCTCACAACGCTGTGGGCTGACGCACCGGGGCAGAGACTCGTCGCCGTGCCGTTCTCGTCGGAGGCGATGCGGTGCACCTCTGACGATGATGTCATCGGTCTGCTCGCCTCGATGTCGCTCGCTATCGGCGCACAGATCGCCGGTAGGTGCGATGAGGCATGGAGCCGAGAGTTCGACCCGTCACAGATCGCGGACGTTCGTCCCGGTGACCTCCAACGGATCTCGGATCTTGACCCGCTAGTAAAGACCGTGCTGATCTCGCACGGCATCGACCTCGAGAACCGTCAACAAGTCATCTGCTACGCCCATGCAAGCGTCCACGACGACGGCACGAAGCTGTGGCATCAGGTGCTCACCGACTCCGCTGCTGGCGTGAAGGTAGAGGAAATGCGCCGGGTAGCCGACATCGTGGCACGCGTAACCGCCGACTGGTCCACGCAGACCGTCCCGGCGCTCGCCGCATCGTTCGCTGACATCGGGTGGACGCTACAGAGAGTGTCGGCCCGGTGATCGAGTCTTACGCTCACGCTGATCGTCCGTGGACGCTGAACGATGAGCGCAGAGGCGGCACGCATTGGGCGCAGACCAGAGAGCGCACGAGAGACTGGCGGAGAGCGTTCTGGGCGCTCGGGCTACAGCGAGGAGTCCAGTTCCCTGGCATGGTGACGATTGAGGTAGAGGTGTCAATGCGGCACCCGGTCGCTGACACCGGGGCGTGCGTCGGAGCGGTCAAGGCAGCGATAGACGGGCTAGTCGATGCCCGAGTCCTGACCGGGGACACCGGGGACATCGTGCGGTCGATCACGTTCCACGCGCCGAACAAGGTAGCGAAGGGCATCCCAGAAAGAATGACGGTCACCGTTATCACAGCCTGATGGGTCTACCGTGGGCGCATGGATCGCCAACGACTCTCAACTCGACTGCTGGTGCTCGGCATCATCGTGACGCTCGCAGGGTGCATGACCTCCTGTTCAGTACCGCCGCCGATGGATGCGTGGGCGTTCTGCGGAGTCCACCCGGACGACCCTCACGCACCCACAAAGGTCTCGACGCTCGCACAGGTCGCCGGTATCGACGCAACGTTCGGACCGTGCCTGCCGCCGGATTGGTCCACCTACTCGCCAGCCACCCCCGGCCAGCGTTACGCGTCGCCGGAGACATACCGCCGTCTCGTCATGCTGAACGCCACGGTCGGCATGAGGACCGTGGTCTACGACGCTCGCCTCTGGAACACCGATCCGCAGGTAAGAAGTTCGGCGCTCGATGAGTGGTGGAGCGTCCGTCATCACATCGCCGGTTTCGACCTCGGGGACGAGTACGACCCTCGAGGCGCAGAGTGGCAGATCCTCGTCGCACGCTGGACCCTCCTCGTCTCGGAGACCGTCCCCGGTATCGGAGTGTGGCCGTTCACGAACCACCTCGGATGGGACTCTGCTCTGACGAAGGCACTCACGGACCTGCCAGGGCCGATGCTGAGCTATGACGCATACGACGTACCCGAGTCGCTCCGTCTCGCTTGCACCTACGCTCCGCAGCGCCCGCTCATGTGCGCCGTGAACGCTCTAGCGCACGGTCCCTACCGGCCGACAGCGCAGAGCGTTGAGCAAGAGATGAGAGACCACCGTGAGGCAGGGTGCGAGGCGATCCTGGTATTTGGCGGTGACCGCCCGATCAATACGCCGGAGTTCGCCACGGACTCACTTGTGACACAGACCGGGCAACCGACCGACCTCGCTGCAGCAGTCAACCGGGGCGCTAACGCATAGTCCGTCATAATCCTGTAACATGGTGGAGCCATCGAGTGTGCGGTTCTTTCCCGCTCGATCCGGCACCGTCGCACTCCAGCGGCACGAGCTATGACCGGCTCGGACACGAGAGGAGGACGCAATGCGTCTCACCATCATCGCCACACTGGTGGCAACCCTTACACTCGCAGCCTGCACCCCGGAGCAGCTTGCCACCTACGAACGAGTGACCGGCATCCGACTCGATGCGTCGCTGGTCGATCTGCCCGATGTCCCGATCCGTCTCGGAGACGGACGAGAGGTCATGCCCGACGGCTCCGTGACGCCGGTACCGGTCGCTCCGGCAGGCTCGAAGTGCCCGCAGCACTACGCAGCCTCGCTGGTCGCCGGATGGTCTGTCACCGATTGGCCGAAGCTGGACTACATCATGTGGCGTGAGAGCCGGTGTGATCCTGGCGTCTACAACGGGCGAGGTCGCGATAACAGCTTCGGACTGATCCAAGCCAATATGCTCGCTCATCGTTCGTGGGTTGGGCCGCTGGTCGATTGGGACTTCACGAGGCTCTACGATCCGGTGACCAATCTGCGCATCGGGCGCACCTTGTATTTCAAGGCTCAGCAAGCGTATGGATGCGGCTGGCAACCGTGGAAGACCACGAAACAGGCCAGTTGGTGCAACTGATGATCCGAGTTTGACAACGGCCGACAGTCCGTTATACTGTCAACATGACCACGACAACGAAAGGACAGCCTCAGGCTGCACCATGAGCTATACCGACTTCCTGGCACGCAAGGCGCGCTCTCACTCGCATGTAGGCATCACCGCATCTGCCGATGATCTGCACCCATCACTTCACGACTGGCAGAAGCGCATCGTCCTGACCACGCTCGAGCGTGGCAGGAATGCGGTATTCGCTGACACCGGACTCGGCAAGACACGAATGCAGATCGAGTGGTGCAGACTGATCGCTACTCGGTCGCTGATCCTCGCTCCGCTCTCGGTTGCTCGTCAGACAGTCAGAGAGGCCGAGAAGATCGGCGTAGCGGTTCGCTATGTCAGATCGCCGGAGCAGGTGACTGACGGCATCTCGATCACGAACTACGAGATGGCTGACAAGTTCGACCCTGCCGAGTTCGGTGCTGTCGCTCTCGATGAGTCAAGCATCCTCAAGAACTTTACCGGCTCAACCCGTAACGCTCTGATCCGGCAATGGTCCGAGACCCGCTACCGCTCATCGTGGACAGCTACCCCGGCACCGAACGACGTAACCGAGCTATGCAATCAAGCGGAGTTCCTCGGGGCGATGTCACGAAACGAGATGCTCGCTGCGTACTTCGTGCACGACGACGACGGCTGGAGGCTCAAAGGCCATGCGACCGATCCGATGTTCAGCTGGATGGCAACATGGGCAATCGCTGCCCGTCGCCCGTCTGACGTAGGGGGAGACGACACGGCCTACATTCTCCCGCCACTCGAACTGTTCCCCGATGTGGTGAGAGTGGAGATCGAGCAAGAAGGCCAACTGTTCGCAACCGACCTCGGAGGCGTGGGCGGTCGTGCGAGGGTCCGAAAGGCAACTCTCGAGGAGCGTGTCAAGGTTGCCGCAGACTGCTGCTCTCAGCCCGGACAATGGATCGCATGGTGTGGACTCAATGAGGAAGCCGAGACCATCACACGGTTAGTGGATGGGGCGCACAACGTCCACGGCACCATGTCACCCGATGAGAAAGCAGACGCATTCGAGGCGTTCCAAGATGGGCGCATCCGGGTGCTGGTCACGAAACCGAGCATTGCCGGTATGGGCATGAACTTTCAGCAATGCCACCAGATGGTATTCGTCGGAGTCAATGACTCATGGGAGCAGTACTACCAAGCCATCCGGCGATGCTGGCGGTTCGGGCAGACCTCACCCGTAAACGTCCATCTCGTTGTCTCCGAGCTAGAAACGCAGATCGTGGACAACATCCGCCGCAAAGAATCCGAAGTAGCCGAATGGGTCGATCGACTCGTCCAACACATGAACACAAAGGAGCCATCATGACCACGACACACGAAGCACAGCCCTACGTCACCGACATCGCTACCGGAGCCAACTGGACAGCGATGCTCGGGGACTCGTGCGAGCGACTCGCTGAGGTGCCCGATAACTCGGTGGACCTGTCGATCTACTCGCCGCCGTTCTCGAGTCTGTTCACCTACTCGCCATCGGATCGTGACCTGGGAAACTGCAAGGATCACGCAGAGTTCCACGAGCACTACCGGTACATCATCGAGCACATGCTGCGAGTCACCAAGCCCGGCAGACTGTCCGTCGTTCACTGCCAGCAACTCGCAACCCAGAAGGGCCGTGATGGGGCTATCGGCCTGTACGACTTCCGGGGTGACCTGATCCGCTCCCATGTCGCTGCCGGATGGATCTTCCACGGTGAGGTCACCATCGACAAAGACCCGCAGGCTCAGGCAATCCGAACGAAAGCCACCTCGCTCATGTTTCAGACGCTGAACCGGGACTCCGCCATGTCTCGTCCGGCGATGGCTGATTACCTGCTCATGTTCCGCAAGCACGGAGACAACGAGGAAGCAATCAAGCCCGAATGCGACAACGAGACATGGATCGAATGGGCACGCCCGGTCTGGTTCGGCATCCGTGAGACGAACACGCTCAACACCGTCGTAGCTCGGGATGATGCAGACGAACGTCATATCTGCCCGCTGCAGTTGGATCTCATCGAACGAGTGATCCGGCTGTGGTCGAATCGTGGAGAGACCGTGCTCACGCCGTTTCTCGGCATCGGCTCCGAGGTCTACTCGGCAGTCAAACTCGGGCGCAAGGGCATCGGGTGCGAGTTGAAACCGTCGTACTGGCGCTCGGCTGTGGACAACCTGCAGCGCATCGAGTACGAGATGAGCCTGCCGAGCCTGTTCGACCCGATGCCCACAGGCACCAACGAGTAAGCTGGCATGAGATGTCAGGCTGTCGGTACTAACAACGGGGTACCGACAGCCTGCCTCATACTCAGCAAGGGACACCATGACCGCCAAGAGACGAACCGGAGCACCGACGAAACTCACGCCAGAGGTGCAAGAGGTGCTCGTTCGTGCCGTCATCTCAGGGATGTCGTTCACGACTGCTGCGGCTGCTGCTGGCATCTCATCGAAGGCCGAGATCCAATGGCGTGATCGTGGAGAACGTGCCCTAGACCGTGCTGAGCAGGGCGAACCGATCCCTGAGGAAGATGCTCCGTTCGTTCACTATGTACAAGCCATACAAAGGGCACGAGCGGATGCGGTCCAGGCTCGGCTCACTGCGATCAACGCAGCGTCGGCGGATGGGCACTGGCAAGCTGCTGCATGGTGGCTTGAGCGCATGGTCCCGAAGGACTACGGACGAAAGGCCACGGTAGCCGTGACCGGGGACGACGGCGGCGCTGTGAAGGTGGAGGTATCCGCTAAAGAGTCGCTGAGGGTCAAGCTCGAATCAATGCTCGCTCGTGCCGAGTCTGATGCTGACGACTGACCTAGACATCCGCTCCGAGATGGAGCGACTCTTGGAGGTCTATTCTCCCGCTGAGATTCTGGACATCCTGACCGAGGAAGAAGCCACAGAGTTGCCGTGGAACTGGGAGAAGTGGAGTCGTCTTCCGCAGCAGATACCGCCAGGCATGGGAACAGAGCACAGGGTATGGATGTTTCGTGGAGGTCGTGGGGCAGGCAAGACGAGGACCGGGGCAGAAACCTGCCGGGTGATGGTGGAGACCTGCCCACGGATTCATCTCGTCGGACCAACCGCCGCCGATGTCCGGGACGTAATGATCGAGGGCGACTCCGGCATCCTGTCGGTCTTCCCTGCCGACGAGAGACCCGTCTACGAGCCGAGCAAACGCCGCGTGACGTTCGCTAACGGTGCTCAGGCGTTCGCATTCTCAGCAGAGGAACCGGAGCGTCTCAGAGGCCCACAGGCGCATTGGGCGTGGATGGACGAAATAGCGTCGATGCCGCTCGGGCAGTCAGCGTTCGATATGTTGATGTTCGGTCTCCGGCTCGGGGACGCACCGTGGGCGTTGATGACCGGCACACCGAAACCGCTCCGCTGGCTGCGTGACCTGACCGGCAGACCGGACACGGTGACCAGCAGATCGAGCACCTACGACAACAAGCGATTCCTCGCTAAGGGCTTTATCGCTGACATCATCGGCCGGTATGAGGGCACCCGGCTCGGACGGCAGGAGTTGTACGCCGAGTTTCTCGATGACACCGAAGGCGCTCTCTGGACGCAGCCGATGCTCGACGGAACCCGCATGGCATCGTTCGACCCGGCACGACCCTGGCAGTCGCTGAACTCGTGGCTCGTCGCCGGTAACCGTCCCGCACTCAATGACCGCAGAGCGTGGCGCACCATCGTCGCCGTGGACCCTCCGGGCGAGACCGCAGAGTGCGGCATCATCGTCGCCGCTGCGCCAACACAGGGCAAGGCTGGTGCCGATCATTGCGTGATCCTCGAGGACGCCAGCATCTCGGGCAGGCCGGAGGAGTGGGGCGCGCAGGTCGCCGCAGCAGCACGACGGTGGAACGCCGAAAGGGTCTACGTCGAAACAAACCAAGGTGGGGACATGACTCGCGCAACGATCCAGGCCGTGGACCCAACGATCCGAGTCGAGAAGATCCGAGCGGTAGTCGGCAAGGCCGCTCGTGCCGAACCTGTCTCGGCTCTATTCGAGCGTGAATGGGTTCACCTCTCCGGTTTCTTCCCGCACCTCGAAGAGCAACTTGTCTCATGGGTACCGGGAGTGTCGAAGTCGCCCGACCGTCTCGACGCAATGGTCCACGCTGTCGCCTCGCTGCTGACGGAGCAACCGACCGTGAGAGCTAGCGTGCGTTCACCAGTGAACCGCCGCCTACCCGGAATGAGGTCTCCATGACTGCTCTGCTCGCACTCCTAACCGTTCTCGCTACCTACCGGCTCACCCGGCTCGTGACCGCCGACAGCATCTCGCTGCCGCTCCGTATCCGGCTCGAGTCCCGCCCGTTCATCGGGGCGCTCGTGTCGTGCTCGTGGTGCCTGTCGGTCTGGCTGTCGCCGTTCGTCGCTACTGTCGCTGTCCTGTGGTCGGAGAACCGTGCCGTGTGGGTCGGGCTGCTTGCTCTGTCTGCGTCTGCCGTCACAGGGATGCTCGCCCGGTTCTTTGACTGACCCGGAAATATTTATCTGCTCCGGTGTTGTGTCTAGCTCACGGTTCGTTATACTAGGGATATGACCACGACGACATTCCAACTGAACACGACCTACATCACAGGCGGACACGATTACGTCTGGACCTTCACGGTGATCGCCCGTACCGCAAAGTTCATCACGGTCGAGGACGCTTACGGCGAGATCAAGCGGGTAGGCGTGACCATCCACCGTGACCGTGAGGTCGCTTTCCCGCTCGGCACCTACTCGATGGCTCCGCTCATCGCCGCAGACCGGATCGCAGCATGAGCGCCGAGATGACACGGACCAGCACCGGCCCAACCTGCCGGGAGTGCGAGCGAGTGTTCGACCTGTCGAACGCTGACGACGCCGCCGAGTGGGCCTACGGGCACGACTGCGAGGGCTGAGTGATGACGAACCGTGAAGCTGTCGCCGCTGGTGCCGCCGCCTACAAGGCCGGTGCTCCCCGAGCCTGTCCGCTCCCGTACCCGGCAAGCGCGCCGGGTAGCGCAGAGTCGAAACCGTGGAGCACGGTCGTGAGCTACTGGTTCCGGGGATGGGACATCGCCAACCTCGCCGCAGAGCTGGTGGAGTCGTGAGGGGCATTATGACGTTCCTCCGTCAGCTTGGGCGTGGCAGAGCGGACGCCATCGCATCGGTTTCGTCAGCCCAGGCAACGGTGTTAGAGCATGCGAATAAACATCTCGGCCTTGCTCCAGGCCGAGATCCCCGCATCGACGACTTTATGTTGCGATCCGAAAGAGAACGATCAGGGACCATTGAGTGGCCGGTGCTTCATGCACTGCCGATCGGCAGCGACATGAAGTCGAATCAACGTACAACGGATAAGTACGCCCAGCTTTTCAGTATGAAGCCGGAGAACGTCGAACTGCACGATGTGCTGGCCCGAAACTACATTCACAATATCCATAGGAAGGGTTGGTATCTCTTTGAGTCCCTGCCGAACTTCCTGCCTAAGGACTACACCAGAGACCAGAAACTAGTTCTCACTAATGGCAAGAATGCAGTATCTGCTTGGAGAAATAGGGCTACACGCAGGCTTGCAACTGAGCGAGAACGTGAACGATTGCAGCGCGCAGCGCAGAGTTCTGTTCGTAGCCAAAATGTTTCGAGATTGAGTAGGTCACTACTCCTGCCCATCATGTTGTGTGCCTACTGTGGCAAGCAAGGAGATGAACTAGTCGGGCCAGACGGCAAACTCTGGCACATGGATCACATCATGCCACTCTCTAGAGGCGGCAAAGATTGCGTCACAAATATTGTGAAGGCGTGTGCTTGGTGCAACCTATCGAAAGGGTCAAAGATCAAGACACCCCTTGATGGCACACCGACCGCCGCAGCCATGCTGCACAGATCACCCACGCTGGTGGAGTCATGATCTCCGTCCGGCTGCGCTGCGATCAGAACCGGATATTCGGGTGCGGTCGCATGTCGTCAGTCCCGGCAGAGTTCGTGGTGATCGGGCGTGACCGGCTCCGGGTGCTCGCTGGTGGACGCTGCGAGCATTGCGGTCTGCCGCTGGCTCGAGTCCGTGACGCTGACGAGGCCGAGAAAGAAATATTTGCTTCGAGTGTTGATTCTCTGACGTAGTTGGTTATACTACTTTCATGACCACGACACGAACCGCCACCAACGTCCAAACGATCTTGCACATCGGTAAAGGCAACTTTCTCGCCATCTCAGGTGGGCGAGTCACCGACCTGAACGACTGCACCATCGCACTGCCGGTGCACTACGGGTACACGGTGGAGGTCGAGTACATGCCCGTTCCCGACCTGTACGAAGTGCGGCGCATGTTCCGCCGGGGCACGCGCACCTTCTGCAAGGGAGTCGAGACCCGGCTGTACTGCGATCAGGTCAGCGAGAGCGCATATCGGGCGTCGTGCTTCCACGACGAGTTCGGTGGCGAGTGAGATAACCGCCGAACCGGTCACGAGGTCTGACCGATAGATCCCTCCGCAGGAGCCGCTCCGCAATGGGGCGGCTCTTGCGCGTACAGGCCGCTCTACTGGCGCTCTACGGCAGGGTAGGCGCTCGTGGGGTACGATGGCGCTGTGTCTGCCCGATCCCGCCGCCGTGACGCTCCACGCTGGAACTCGCTCGTAGCTGCCGCGCAGGTGATGACCGCGCCGAACGTGGCTCTGACTGCGAGTGTCGGCAAGGTTCACGCATGGCAACGGGCTGCGTGGGATTACTACGACGGCATCGGCGAGTTGCGCTTCGGTGCGAACTGGATCGGCAACGCCATGAGCCGGGTGAACCTCGTAGCTGCTGCTGCTCCAGCTCGCCCCGGTGACGAACCGACTCCCATCGACCCGTCTCAACCGGAGTTCACGCCGGTACAGGTTCGTGCCGCTGAGATCGTCGGGACCATCGCCGGAGGAGCTTCGACGCAAGGTCAGATCATGTCGGCGTTCGGTCTGCACCTCACCATTGCCGGTCTGGCATGGCTGGTGATCGAACCGGACCCGCAAGACCCGCTATCAGACCGCTTCACGCATTGGCACGTTTATAGCTCCGAGGAGGTCCGTGCCGCTGTCGGCGGTGACGGCATCGAGGTCCAGATCGATGAGCGTGCGTGGCGTCTGCTGCCGCCCGAAGCGGTAGTCGTGAAGTGCTGGCGCAGGCATCCACGGCGCTCGTGGGAGTCCGACGCACCCACTCACGGCGTGCTGTCGGTTCTGCGTGAGATAGACCTGCTGCAGAAGCACATCACCGCATCGGCGCAGTCCCGTCTCGCTGGTGCTGGTCTGCTCGCCATCCCGTCAGAGGCCGTGTTCCCTCCGGGGCAGGGACCGCAGTCCAGTCAGAACGTGGACCCGGACGACGAGAACATCACGAGTCCCGAGGACACGTTCGTAGACACGCTCGTAGAGGCGATGACGGTTCCGATCACCGACCGGTCCTCTGCCGCCGCAGTCGTGCCGCTCGTGGTCAAGATCCCCGGCGAGTACGTCGATAAGGTCCGGCATATCTCGTTCGCTACTCCGTTCGATGAGCGAGTCCTGTCCCTCATGGAAGGCGCGATCAAGCGTCTAGCTCTCGGCATGGACATCCCGCCCGAGGTGCTCACCGGCACATCCGGCATGAACCACTGGGGCGCATGGCAGGTGCAAGAGGAGGCGATCACGCTTCACATTGAGCCGCTCTCCGAGGTCGTAACGAACGCTCTCACCGTGGGCTACCTGCTCCCTGCTCTGCTCGCTGAGGGCTACAGCCAGGTAGAGGCCGAGTCGGTCATGGTGTGGTACGACACGACCGACCTCACCTCGAGGCCCGACAAGTCCGGTGTAGCTCGTGAGGCTTACGACCGCATGGAGTTGTCCGGTGAGGCTCTGCTCCGTGAGCTGGGTCTCAGCATCGAGGACGCACCGACTCCGCAAGAGAAGCGTGAGCGCATCCTGCTCGGGGTAGCTACCAGCGCGCCCGGTCTCGCACCGGCGATGCTGGCCGAACTGGGATATCTCGCTGAGGCTGTCACGGTCGCAGAGATCCCGGCACCGACCGCCGCACCCGTCGTAGGCGCTCCACCGGCAGCGGAGGACACCCGAGACCTGCCGCCGACAGCACCCGTAGAGGTCACCGGGGCGCCGCCCGAGGTCATCACAGCGTCGTATCTGCTGGTGCACCGTGCGCTCGAGCGTGCCGGTTCCCGTCTCCGTGGTGCCGCAGGGCGCAGCGTGAAGGGTGGCGCAGCAGCGATCCAATGCGACGACCCTGCCCGGCTGCATCTCAGCGTCGTAGCGCACGAACACGCAGACCTGACCGACCTACTCACCGGCGCATGGTCTCTCGCTCCGGACATCGCTCGCCGCTCCGGCGTGGACCCTGCCCGACTCGTGCGGACACTTGACTCGTTCACGAGACTGCTGCTCGCCTCACAAGAGGAGCTGACCTATGGCGACCTTGCCGCTGCGCTGGTCGAGTCGCTCGCACCCGCCCACTGATCCGGTAGATCGTCGGGACTGGCTCGCTGCACAAGAGGAGCGCATCGCCCGTATCGCACGCCGGGAGATGGTCCGCATCGTGGACGAGGCATACGGGGCGTTTCTCGGGACGCTAACCGCATCGGGTGACCTGTCGGCATTCGACAGCATCCCGATCCGCTGGGAAGGTTTCCTCGCTGACGAGTTCGTCGAGATGTTCGGCGGCATGTTTCTCGATGGCAGTCTGTCGTCATGGGTCCAGGCTCCCGCTACCGCCGCTCTGCCTGCTACCGCTGCCTCCGGGTGGGCGTCCGTCGTGAACGATGCTGCCGTGGCCTACCAGCGCATTGCCACAAACCGGCTCGTCGGAGTCGGGGATAACATCTGGCGCACCGTGAGGTCGATGACCGTGCAGGCCATCAACACCGGAGCGACCACGGAGGAACTCAAAGGGTCGATACAGACGTATAGGCAGTTCTCGGAGTTTCGAGCGGACACCATCGCCCGAACCGAGACCGTCGCCGCGTTCAACGGTGGGCACTACGAGGGCGGTCGTGCGCTCGGCGAGTACGGGCCGAAGATGAAACGGTGGAATGCTGCGATTGACGCACGCACCCGACCGGCGCATGTTGACGCTGACGGGCAGACAGTCCCGTATGATCAGCCGTTTCTCGTGGGCGGCGAAGAGATGATGTACCCGCACGATCCGAGCGGTAGTGCCGAAAATTGCGTGAACTGTAGGTGCAGCTTCGATGACATCTATGAGGGCGACGAGAACTGGGTACCGACTCCGGTTGATTACACCGACCTCGTGAACTCCGAGCAAGCCCGAGTGCAGGCGCTTATCGACTCCGGGGCATTCGACTAACTCGCAAAGATTTATCGCTCCGGGTGTTGCTTCTGGCTAACAGTCCGTTATACTAACGACATGACCACGACGACCACGACGACCACGACGACCACGACCTGCTCGATCTGCTCGGACACCGGCATTGATCCCGGTTTCCTCGACGCTTGCAAGTGCCAGAACGGCCCGATACCTACGGTCACCGTTCGTGAGGTCAAGCCGAACGGACCGACCGCCAAGCAGCTCGACTTCGCCACGAAGCTGCTCACCGAACTGGTGGAGTTGGACGGATCGAAGGCCGACAGCGCCGAAGCTCTCCGGCTCGGTCTCGCAGAGATGTCACCGAAGCAAGCGTCCTCGATGATCGACTACCTGCTCGGCTGCGTGAAGTCCGCACGGTCCACCGCTCGCAAGTCGGAAGCCA